GCAAGTTTCTTGTCGGTTCACCATCCTTGTACTCTGCACCAGCCATGTTGCCCATGCGAGCCAAGAAACTTGCTCTGCGGGGATTATCCCCTGTTTTCACTGGAGGCTTCAGATTGCCACCAGTTTCTGCATTATAAGAGGCTCTGCCCTTGGCATTCAAGCCGCCAGATTTGCTTTGACCAGCTTTTGTTTGCCAAGTTGGAGATTTCATCACTTCACCTTTTTAGGCTTCTTTGCGGTCTTTGCCGCCTTCTTGAAGTCAGCAGCAGTAGGCGCACCCTTGCTTCCTACCTTCCTCATCCTTTCACCAGAACCAGCCTTAATACGAGCTTGTTTGGCATTAATGTTGGCGTAAAGTCCTGTTTTCATTTCTTTTTCTTGGCCTTACCAGCCTCACTCAAAGCAATTGCAATAGCCTGTTTTTGGCTTTTGACGACAGGGCCACCCTTGCCAGAGTGCAATTCCCCCTTGCCGTACTCGGTCATTACCTTGCTAATCTTCTTTTGAGCCTTGGTTTTCATACCAACTCCGTTACAGAAACTGTTGAACCAGTAACAGTAGCATCTTTGATAAAGGCAATCTTTTGTCCAGGCGTTACCTTAATAATCTCAATTGAGTTATTTGGCATCATGGGTGAAGTTGTCAGGTTTGCAGTTGGAGCAGAGCCAATTTGGTAATGGGCGTGTCCCAAAGAACAAGCAATACGAATCATGGTGGTATTAGCACCAAAAGCAGTAGACGCAACGCTAGAGTTGGTTACCGAAAAAACTTGAGTTGTGCCAATAGCCGCAACGCCATAAGCAACTTGATTAGGGTCGAGTTGGAATGTAGACATTATTTACCTCTTGAAGATTTTTTCATCATGTTGGTAGCGGTACGACCACCACGCATAGGCATTGCCTTCTTTGGCTTACCAACAGCAATCATGACAGTCACAGGGACACCCTTTTTCTTGCCATACTCTTTGGCTTCTTTCTCGCCTTTTTCAGAGTAGGGAAACTTCTTTTTTCCGACCATAGGCATAGTGTTCTCCTTATTTCCAGATACGATCAACAATAAAGGTAACGATACCGCCCATGAAAGAAGCGATAGTCATACCCATCCAAAAACCACCTTTACCCTTGTTGGCAAGTTCCAACAGGGATTTGACATCAGCACTCAATAAGTGCATCTCCTTCTGGAGAGCCTCGACTTGAGCTTCTAGTTTGCCAAAATCTCTTGCGTCAATATCAGACATTTACAACCTTTCGGGGTCTACCCATACGTTTAATAGTGGGGATGACAGGCGCAGTAAAAGCGGTATCTGTACGCACAGAATCATGAGACTCTATGGTTACTTCTGGTTCATCTACCCTCACATAACCTTGATGACCCTTCATGGAGTCAATGTCATGTTGCAAGGTGAAAGTCACGGTACTGCCAGACTGGAGACAACGAAAAGTAGCCATAAAACCCCTCAAATGAGAAAGGGGGAACAAGTCCCCCTATCCTTACACCATGCGAACAACAACGAGACGCAAGGTAGAAGATGCCAAGTCTGCTGTAGAACCTGACTCGTTTTGAATGCGGAACTTGACAGTATTGGCAGCACTGACATAGCCAGTAACTGTCAAACCAACCAAATCCACACCCAAAGATGCACCAATAACCATGTCACCCAAGGCGACACCAGCCACTGTTACATCATCTGTTTCACCAGCGCCATCGACTAAAGAGCCAGCGTCAAGGGTGCAACGAACTGCCCAAGTATCGGAGAACAAACCCCGAAACTGGTCATTACCACGGCGGGAAACTACTGCTGAAGCGGTTGCCATTTTGATTTCTCCTAATTAAGTTAAAAAAGTCCCCCCACCACTAGGGCAGGGGGCGCAACTGCAATTAGGCTGGAACTGCCAAAGCAAACATGGAAGAAGACTTAGCAGCACCAACAGAAGCGGCACTACGCAGGGCGGCTACGCCATACAGAGTGTCACTTGTGAACAGTGTGGCAAGATATTCTTGCTTGTATTGCACTTGTGAACGAACACCAACTTGCTCAACCAGAACCATAGCGTCCTTGTGGCCCATCAAGCAGACACGAGCGGCATTAGAGCCAGAAGTTGTGTCAGCATTGCTGGAAGTGAACACAGGGATACCATACAGGTTGCCGATTTCGCCTGTGCGGATAGCATCGCCAGTACCGACAAATGCTTGTTCGGTGTAACGAGCCAAGCCCATCAGGGTGTTGCGGCTTGATGGAGGGATGAGGAAGAAACGATTGTCCATAGGAGTATCGTTGTCATCCAAACGCTGAATAGTGCGGCGAATAGCGGCATCAGTCAAAGCAGACTCATTGTTGCTTGCGGCAACATAAGCTGTTGTACCGTCACCACCAACGTAAGCGGCAGCATAAGCGGCTGCACCAGCAGTACCACCATTGGCAGAACGGCCCAACTGCACCAAGTCAGTATCAACTTGACGAGCCAAGGCGTAACCAGCATCAGAAGTGTAGAACTGACGCATAGAGTTTAGAGCTTGTGCTTCAACGATGTCTTCAATCAAGCGGCTATATTCATAGTGCTTGTTGATGGACACTTGCACTTCAGACTCAGTAGCAGCAATCAAAGTGACTGCTGTCTCAGCGGCTTTAGCAGTAGCAGAACCACGGGTAGGTGCAGGAATGTGAATGGTGTCACCTTTCTTGCCCTTGAAGTTCATCTTCATAACGAGGTTTGCAAGAACCAAGTTTTTCTTGTAAGCCGCTACGATTTCATCTGACCAAATATCAGGGATAAATTTTTCAGCGGTTGTTACTGTCACCGAATTGGTGGGGGAAAATGATGTTGCCATGTTGTCTCTCCAATAAAATCAAAAGTTAAGTTATTTGACCCTGCCCTCAGCATATGCTTGCATGATTTCATCACTCAAAGCATCGTAGCGGTTCGGGTCTTGCATCTTCAGCCGAATAAGGTCAGCCCTTCGATAGACTCGTTTTCCAGATTCACCAGTACCACCACTATCTACAGATGCGGCTTTCAGATTAGTCTTACGCTGAGTTTCCCCTGCGTCACTTGTCTGTTTAGCCTTAACACCCTTCAATTGCTTGTAGGTACTGAGCAGTTCGTTAGCACTGTCATAGTCGTATTCACCATCAGCTTTAGCGTACAAACCAAGGCGAATAGGAGAAGATTTCACCCAATTCACAAAGTCTGTATCTTGAACAATCTGACCAAAATCAGGATGTTCAGATGCCAGCTTTTGCTGAATCTGCATCTTTTTGAACTCAAGAGCCGCTTGGCGACCCGCAAGTACATCAGGATGGTTATCAACAGTCTTACGAACAGCCGCCTGTGGATTCTCGAAAAAATCTACTTCTGGCTCGTCCTCTTTAACAGGTTGAGGTTTACCCGCAAGGTTTTGCTTAATGAGTTCATCCGCTAATTTGCGTACTTCTCCCACTTCTTGAGCCTGCTTGCCAATCAGCTTTTCTGCCTCTTGGTGCATCTTGATAATGTCTGACAGTTCTTTACCCCGATACTTGTCGGGAATGTCATTGCTATCTTGCTCAACCGTGGAATGAAGTTGTTGCTTTTCAACGACTTCTAACTCACTTTGCATCTCGTCTGGGTTATCAATCAACATTGTTTTTCCTTTTTCCTGCCACTTTTGGGTTCTAGGAGACACAACGGCATAAATGCTTATGTTGTGGTTTTGCGTTCAGCGGTCAACTTTTCACGGTGTTTATGGTCAAACTGCATATGTGCAGTTGGGAAATGACCAGACCACCCTTCCAAGTTAATGCTTGGCGCAGAGATTGTGCGATTGGCTAAACCACCGCACTCACACTGAACAGATTGCATCTCATAAACACAATATCGTTCAATTTTGTGTCCGTTTTCACAGACAAAATCATACATTCTTTTCATTCAATTCCTCGTAGGCTCGTTCGCTGACCTCTTTCAAGGTTTTCAGCCAAGTCAAGATGGAAAGTTCTCCCTTACGGAACATCAAGGTCTTTTCATCAGGAATAACGCTTATATTATTTAGTGACTCTATCATATTGTCAATGTCAATAGTCAAGTCCTTCCAACCATCTGTTCCCATCATGGAAAAGCGTTCTTCGTAATACTTTTGTAGTTCAGGAGTCATTACACCAATCTTTCTAAGATCATCACACTTTTTTACCAAGTGTAAACAACAGCATATCCATTTCCACCAGCGCCACCAGCGCCACCAAGTCCGGGGTTCATTCCAACACCGCCACCGCCGCCACCACCGCCATTTTGACCGCCAGCACCACCAATACCACCAGCCGCACTCGCTTGATAGGTAGCCCCACCGCCACCGCCACCTGCGCCACCTTTTGTAGAGTCGCCAGATGCGCCAGCGCCTCCGTTGCCACCGGGGGCTGTGTTTGATCCATCAGTACCCGCAGTGCCGCCGCCACCTGTAAGAGTTCGTGCAGATGCGCCGCCTTCCCTTGCAACAGTTGAAACAGGCGTAGCAGTGTGCCCACCGCCAGAACCACCACCACCGCCACCATAAAGAGATGAGCCGCCTACGCCAGTAAGTGACGCATTGGTTGAGCCTCCACCACCGCCACCGCCAAATTCCGCAGATTGAGTTAGCGCAGTACCTGCAACAACGGTTGCTACGCCACCAGTAGCCCCTGATCCACCGACCACCCCTGTGGCAGTAGAAACTCCGGGAGCACCGCCTGCACCGCCGCTGGTTGATCCTGTTGCGCCTGAAGCGCTTGTACCGCCCCCGCCCCCGCCACCGGAGACTGCTGCCGAAATTGCTCCTCCGGCCCCACCACCGCCACCGCCAGCAAATAACAGAGCGCCAAACGTTGTTGAGCCGCCAATACCACCAGCACCACCGGCTGCGCCAGCCGCACCGGGAGTACCCGCAGTGCCGCCAGTGCCAATGGTTACTGTAACAACACCCCCCAAATCAGAAGCTGCATACATTGCGGTAGCCATTGCGCCACCACCTCCAGCAGCACCCCCTTTGGCAACAACAGCAGTAGCCAGCGAAGCGCCTGCACCGCCGCCACCACCTGCGCCCCAGAGTTTTACCATTACAGTTTTTGGTGTAAATGAGGTTGGTTTAGTCCAAGTATTCGCACCAATTGTCGTGAAAACTTGAACATCGGTTGGCCCGCCAAGACCCTGAGTAACCAGTGTTCCAGCAGAGTTAATGCGGAAAAAATTATTTCCATCAAAAATAACCGACTCGTATGAAGAAAGCGTTCCGCTCCACAAAGTTATGGACGCTGAGCCGTCAGTTTGAATAAAAGTAATAACGTTGGTGACTGAAGCGCTCTCGTTGTACACGCTCATAAACTTCACGCTACGTTGCGTAGAAGCGGCGGGTGAGCCAACTAAATCAGTTGTGGTTGCGGTTGCCACAGAACCAATAAGAGTGCGTCCGGGTGTTGTTGCGCTGGTTGTGTTGTCCACCCAGTCAGCAGACATATCTACAGAACCAGCCGCAGTAGTTACAACCTGAATTTTGTCTGATGTTGACGTTAGTAATAACATGGTTTGCCTTAGCTAAAAAACATATTTTGAAGATAAACCTGCGTGGAATTCAACGCCGCTATTGTCGTATTGGTAACGCTTGTGATCTGACCTTGTGCGTTAACTGCAAATACTGGGACTGATGATGCTGAACCGTAAGTGGAGGCAGTCACGCCTGTGTTGGCAATATTAAATGTGAAGCTTGGCGATTCATTTAACCCTGTCCCAGCGGTGTATGTAATTGGCGCAGCAAACTGCTGGAAAACAAGCGCCGTTGTTCCGACTGTAATAGGAGGAGGAGTTTGTTGCACCCAAGCTGTGTTTACGTTAGCTGTTCCGCTGGTCACTAAGAAAAAGTCGCCCTCGTCAATTTGGTTAACGCCTGTTCCAGCGGTATTAAAATCAGTTGCTCGGGTCAGAATGTAGGGTGTTCCAGCAGAACCAACTTGCGTGACAACATATACGCCGTTATATGCGCCATTCACTTCATTTTTTACCAGTATGCGCTCTGCAACAATAGTGAGTGTTGAGTCAACTGACAGAGCGCCATTAGCGTTTCCTGTAAGCGTTGCACCAACACCAGATGTGCCATTGTTGTATGTGTTTGCTGGCAAAGCCGCAGTGGTTGCCAAGGCTACCGCTTCATGGAAGTGAATACCAGATGCAATTGCATCAGCATACTGCTTGTTAACAATATCTGTGTTGTTGACTGGGGCGTTAGCAATCGTGCCAGATGTCAGGGCAACAGATGTCAAATTGGTATTTGCACCGCTAGTGGCAAATCCAGTTATCGCTCCACCAAGAGTCAAATTACCACTTGATGTGACCGTCCCAGATAACGTCAAACCACTAACTGTCCCAGTTCCGCTGACCGATGTAACAGTCCCACCAGATGGAGTCCCCCATGCGCCGTCCCCACGCCAAAACGTAGTAGCTGATGCGCCTGTGCCGCTGTTAAGGTTTGTAACTGGTAAATTGCCTGTAACTTGACTGGCAAGATTGACGTTAGATAACGCCCCGCCAAGGGTTAAGCTGCCACTTGATGTGACAGTCCCGGACAAAGATATGCCGTTAACCGTTCCAGCGCCACTAACCGATGTAACAGTGCCAGAACCGCCACCACCGCCATCATTTACCCATTCTGTGTCGTAATCTGTATTGCTATTTTTGGCAAGAACTTGACCAGTAGTGCCGCCTGTAGGAACACCTATGCCATTAAGACCAGTGTTTCCATCACGACCTGAATCACCCTTTTCACCTTTAACTTCGCCAACATTGATTTCTTTGCCATTTGACAAGCTAATAACTAGCGTGTCATCAAAATCTACTTTGGCATTGACTACTGAAATGCCATCATCACCATCTTTACCGTTTTTTCCAGCAATTCCATCTTTGCCATCACGACCATCTTTGCCATCCTTACCGTCTTTTCCCTTATCGCCTTTATCTCCCTTTAAACCACGCTCACCTTGTTTACCTTCAAGTTTCTTAACGGTTTGAACTTGTTCGGCGAGTTTCGGTAGTTCTTTGTCTAAAAGAATGGCAATAGCAGAGACTTTCGCCTCTGTTGACGCATCTGAAAGGATAACTTTTTTAAGATTCATTGCTCACCAATGATGCTTTTTAAGAAATCATTGTCCTTTTGGGACTGATTTTGCTTGTCCATCATCTGCATTTCAACAATCTTTGCCTTGTTTTGAATGTCAGATTCTTTCAAAATCAACTCAGCGAGCTTAACCCGCTTGTCAAATTCACGAGAAGCAAGGTCATCTTCATTGGGCAAATTCTTGGTAGTTGCACCCAAAACCTTGGCCTGAACTTCTTGAGGCATCAACTGTGCTTCCATCGACAACTTCACAGCATTTGCCTTGTTTTCTTCAGCTTGAGTAGTCTGTACAGCAATCTGAGCCTGTGCCGCTTGCATAGCCAACTGCGCTTGCATCTGCTCCATCTCTTGAGCTTGTGGGTTAGGCTTACTCATCTCATCCAAAGCCGCCATCAACTCAAAACGGTTGGTCAGGCTAGAGTTAGTCAGGATGCCCTTTAAGATGATTGGCAAAACAGGGGTATTTGGGCCAAGAGTCTGCAACAAGCCAATGAATTGCTGTTGCTCATACTCACGAGCAATGATGCCCAAGGTGGCAGTTGGCACAAAGTTCATGTCCACAGAAGGATAACGCTCTGGGTCAAACTGCATATAGCGGAAAGCCGCCTTCTTGATGAACGGAATCAAAAAATCTTCTTGGAAGTTCACCAATGTGCGCTTGTACTTCTTGATGATGGAAGCAACAGCCATTGACATACCGCCTTGACCGCCATCACGGGACACATTGCTGACCATTCCCTGTGAGTCAAGAGTACCAGTAGCTTGCAACAGCATTCTTTCAAAGTCTTTTGCAGTTGCCAAGTTGTTGGGGTCGCTCTGACCAAACTTGAATGGGTACAGAATCTCGCTAGGTGCGCCATTTGTCAGGATTGCCTTGCCTGGCTTGATCTCAAACTTCATACCCCTTGGCAAACGAGTCGCATCCATTGCAATCATGGGGCTAGTGGTCAATGCCAGTGAATCCAAGTGGCTGCGAGTCTGTGCATCAATAGCTTTTTGCATATTGAATGCCTTTTCCACAGTGCCACGACCCAACAAACGATTAGGAATCGTGTCATCTTGATAGCTCAAGACTGGACGATCTTTCATCATGTACGGGTTTTCTTCAGCTTTCAGCAACAAACCATCGTTGGCAATGACCACAATGGCCTCAACCATGTCTGTGTAGTCTTCAGCGGCTGAGTTTTCAGGGAATAACTCGACAATTTCCTTGTTTTCCTTGAGGTTATTCAGGTATTCACGAGGAACAAGGCCGTAATAGGTCAGCAAAAGCACCTTTTCGTCCTGATATTGGCTAACCTCTTGGGTTGGCTCAAGATCGGTGTCTTCGTAGGTGGGCGTGATGTCAACCTTTCGGTAGATGCCACGTTCAATACCCTCAACAACCTTGTGGATTGAGACATACTTCTCAATAGCCACACCCATACAGTCATCAATGCTTGTGCCATTAGGGTCAAACAGGAAGTTCTTTGGGTTGACAGGCATGATCTTGACCGCAATACGATCACGTTCAGTCACACCAATAGCGGCTTGCCCCATTTGTCCAGGGATTGCTTGAGTCGTGGGGATGTATTCCTTTTCAGTCTTGACGATGATCTCGCCAATGCCTGTTCCATAGATTTCAGCCATCAACTCGATCTGGTCGATAGATTTTCTGATCTTGTCTTTCTTGAAGTCTTCCATCAGTTGAGACTTGATGATCTCAACATCAATGGGATTGCCGTTTACATCTTGGATATTGTCTTCAATGTCAAAGAAGTCGCCTTGACCGAAGATGGCTTCCATGATCTCAGCATGGCGGGTTTCTACAGCTTGTTGGGTAGCGGGGGTAACGATGCGGCTACGCTCTGATTCACGAGTCTTGTCTTCAGAAGCCCATTGACCACGGAAGATGCGCTCATATTCCAACCAGTCGGGAAGGAAGTTAACGTCACGGTAATCACGCCAGCGTTGGCAGTGGTCAACAACAAACCCAGTTAGTTCTTTGTCAGCCTCTGTTGGCTGGTAGAACTCGTTTTGCTCTAATTTCACTTGTTTGTCTGTTGCCATTACGACCTCAATTATTTAATTTGTTAGAGTTTTTTCCACTCTGAAAATGAGAGTTGCAAAGCATTGGGGTCTCCAGCTTCACGCTCATGTTCATATTGTTCTCGACTATTTTCTGTCAACACTTTATTTGCTTCGCCTTGATTGAATTGCATATTTTTGCGATTCACTTCACGGCCTTCAGGAGTCGTTAAGTTTTCTTTGTAGTTTGCCTCTGCACGTCTGCGGTAACCTAATGCAGGGTCTTTCTCTGAAGCTAGAACAATACCTTTTTCTCCAGCAGCTTTTCTGTCTGCTAAATTTTGGGCTTGGATGCGAGTTAATTCACCATAACGCTTTGCGTTTGCCTCATCTGTTTCTGAGTATCCTGAACGACTGCGCTTATATGGACTTGGCATGATTTACTCCTTTGTTAAATACCCGAAATTACGTCTAGAGGCTCCCACTCATCTTCTTGGTCATCTTGGAAGTATGAGGTGACAGCCAGTTGGTCAATGTACGATAAGGCATCGGGTAGGTCATCATGCACACCTTGGGATGGGAACATCAAGAGTTGATCTTTAAATTCGTCCCAATCCTCCTCGGAGTTCAGCACAATCCGCCCATGCTCAAACCGTCCTTGAAGTGACCAAATGATACGGTCGGCTTTTTTGCGATTGCCGTGGGTCAAGTCAACTATGTGCGAATATACATTATTCTTCCGCATCAAGTCACTCAAATACGGCAAAACTGCGTTTTTCAGTGCACCACGCTCAATTCCTACAGAAAGTGGGCGGTATTCCCGCATCTTGAGCAAAATGGTGGCAGCAGTCTCCCTGATGTCCCATCGTCCAAAAACGATCTCTTTGACAAACCATTTGCCATCATCAGTGACCTTGACCACAGCAATAGCAGTCTGGTCTAGCCGCTTCTTGGAGTTAGCCGCTTGTTTGGCAACTTCCTCAAATCCCGCTAAGTCACAGGCAATGTAGTAGCTCCCATACTCAGGCTCAGTACCGTATTTAATCCATTCTTCCTTGAAAACGTCAGAGCCAGCATTGTCAAAACTGGCCATATATTCTTGTTTAAAAGCAAAGGAAGACAGGGTTTTCTTGGCAGATTCGATCTCAGTTGGGTCGATCAGGGGGTTGTCTTTGGTTGTGAAGTGCCAAGATTTCCAGTCTGGGTCGGTTTCTGAGTTTCCGAGTTTAAATACGTCATAGAAAAAGTTACGACCTTTGGGAGTTCCGATAAACATTGCCCGACCCTTTTTGTCTGACAACGAAGCACGAATAACCTGCTCCCATGCTTCTGGTTTGATGTCGGCAACCTCGTCAAGCACAGCATAGGTGAGTGACACTCCTCGCAGAGTATCTGGGCGATCTGCACCTCTAACATAGATTTTTGCTCCGTTTATCAGGGTGATGTCCATGTTATTGATGTGACTGGCTTGGATGACATCCCTACCCAACTCCATCAAAACGTCCCAAATAATCTGTCTTGCCTGACCATTGGTAGGTGCAACATAAAGCACTGCCGACCCTGCACTACATTGCAGTCCTTCGATCAGGAGGGTGATGGCTGATAGGCGAGACTTACCGCAACGGCGACCAGCGGCAATGACTTTAAAGCGGGTTTTGTCAGCAAAGACTTCTTGTTGCCAAGGGAGGAGACTGAAGTTAAGGTCAGACATCTTTGCTTTCTATGTCTTCAGCATCAACTGTATTGTCACCAATGGACACGCCACCAATACCTGAAATAGTGATGTTGACTGCTGATCTCTGTTTTCCTTCTTTCTCAAACAGGGAGACAGGGAGCATTCTGTCCATACAGAGTTTGATTGCAGCCATCTGAGCAGGGTGTTCGTCATTCATGGCAATCTCAACTGCCTTGTGGACAACATTAGAACCAGCACTGTTTATCAGGAGTTCTTTGAGTTCTTTGACTCGCTGAAGTTCAGTCTTGGGGAGTAGGGCAGGAGGACTATCGGCATAACGAGCCATAGTCATAGGTTTGGGAATAGCAACAGCTACAGGCTTTGGAGGGCGACCTCTAGGCTTTTTCAGTTTGTCAGGTAAAGCGTCTATTGCATTCATCTTTTGTCCACAGGAGGGAAGTTAGCGATTACTTTACATCAGAATAGGAATCTTGTATAGTGCAGACAACGGGGGCATCACCCACCCCTCTATGCGGTTGAGCCGACCAAGTAGGATAAACGTAGTGAACCATGTGGCTTTCAGTAGGGCTTGCTTAACGATGTGACATCGCTGGCAACCACTTGAACAGGGCAAGTAGCGTGGAGTGATAGGACTGACAACCATCACTAACTTAGATAAACGAGAGGCTCTCCCTATCTAGGGAATTACCCTTTTTTCTTCGGGTGACTTTCCTATTTGTCTTCCACCCTATTGAGCCAGCTTCATTCAGTCAAACAGTCTGATTTAGCTTTTTAAGTGGAGGAGAGGCTACATCAATATTCTCTCTACTCACCCACCCCCTCCCCCCCATAGTAAGCGCACACTAACCTAGCAAGTTGGTAAGCGCACACTAGCAGAGCATTTCATAATGTGGAATGTTAGTTACTGACCAGTCAGTCATTAACGTGTAGAGGTCATGCACCATTTCAGGGACACCATGAAAACACATTTCATATTGTGAAATCGACGATAGTGAAAACCTAATGACTAGGATTGATTGATAGATATAAATAGGGGAGATGTTAGGGTTTGTCCTAGTGACATAGTGTTTGACAGTACGTTATATTATAGGCACTGCAAACAAAAAAGCAGTGTTCATTCAACAAACTTAAAAGGCGTAAACAATGAAACAATTCCCTACTTATGAAGCTATTCCTAGCAGTGCTATTTACTTGGGCAGTGAAAGTGGTGACGGCTCAATGGGTGAAACCCTTGCAGATATGATTCTCGAAGCTATCAACCCTGCTACTTTTAAAGACAGTGACGGCATCCGCCACTACTTTGATTTAATCGAGCCTGTTTAAATTCTAGGGTTAAGGGTATTGGAAACAGTACCCTTGCACCTAGGGATTTTCCTAGGGCTTTTTAATAGGTGTTCAAATGGACAAACAAGTGCAACAAATGGAAAGCCTAAACAGGGCCAAAAATGGTGATTCTCTGGCAAACTTTCCCGCCATTATTTCAGGCTTTATGGATAAGGGAATCAACGCAA